TTATTTGTGGATTTAATATTATTCCTCAAGGATCAAATGGTAATGTTAATACTGCTGTAATTCAAGCATATTTAGGTCCTGTTGGAAAACAACCTAAACCTGTTGCATCAATTGCAACTACTAATTTACCTGATGATTTAGCAATGGGAATTATTGCTGGAACTAAAAACAACACAACAACCGCATCTATTATGTGGGTTGATTATGTTAAAGTAATTAGTTCTAGAAGCTTTGGTAGTTCAACTACTAAGTAATAACAATTAACCGAGGTAGGGTGTAAAAGCCCTACCTTTTTATAGGAGATAAAAACATGAGTATTCAAGGACCGATAAGTTCGTTCTCTGTTACTGCCGCAGCTTCTAATCAAACTATATATTCTGGTCCTGCTAGAATTTTAGGTGTTTATTATATGAATGACGCTGCTACTGGAACTATTGTATTATATGATGATGCAACCGAAGTATTTAAAATACAAATACCAGATGGCGCTACAACAGAAAATTCAAATTATATTGAATTTCCAGGTGATGGAATTAGAGTTGATACAAGTTTAAAATATACATTTACATTAGTTAAATACGGAACGATCCTTTATCAAAAGGGATAGTTCTAATGAGACTACTATTTGTTGTATTAAGCTTTATTTTAGTATTTGGTGCAATAACCAGTGCTAAAGGGGCTGATACGAACACGGTGTCTAGCACCGTAGTGACGGATAAAAGTGTGCCTACCGCAAATTCACCTAGTGTTGTTGTAAACAACTCTGACGTCTGTAAAACAGCGGCGGCGGGTGCGGTGCAAACCCAGATTCTTGGAATTAGTAGCGGAATTACGATAACAGATGAAAACTGTGAAAGAATAAAATTATCACGCTCACTCTACTCGATGGGCATGAAAGTTGCTGCGGTATCTACATTGTGCGCTGATCCGCGGGTGTGGGATAGTATGCAAATGGCAGGTACCAGTTGTCCTTACATGGGGGCTATTGGTGATGAGGCTACTCAAGGATGGAAAGACAACCCTGATATGATTCCCGAGGGTAGTGTAATAGCTGCTAAATGGAATAAAGAAGAAAAAGAACTTACAAAATCACAAGGATTAACAGATGGGCAAAAACTTCTCAAATTTGTTATATTGGGTATGGCTATGCATTCTGGTATCGTGGCATTCGCCCCTTAGAGCGGAATGTCCTGTTACGTCAACAGGATTATGTACGCCAGGAGTTGAAGAAACCATTGTTATAGATGAAGTAGAAACCATTGAATACGAAGCTGATGGCTATACAGTCACAACCGAAACTACCACTACCACGACAACAGTAACTACAACAAATCCAGATTCAGGAGATATTCTTGATGGAGATGCTGGTTATGTCTCATCATCAAAATATGAAGGTGACATGGATTTGGACTGGGGAGGCCAAGGTCCAGCAAGTATGCCGTCTGGAAATTCTTGTTATAATTTAGGCACAGATAAATGTGCTCAAATAACTGGATCAGGTAATTCAACTTCTACACAAGGTGTACCAGGAATGGGTACAACATTTATACAAACTGTAGATATATCAGATTTGGATATACAAAATGGTGGAAGAACTAATTATTCAATAAAAGTAGATAAACGTGATTCTCAAGATAGAATCTATATGCATATTACAGGTAAAAATGGAAATACGTCAATATTTAGTGGCACAGATATATTATCAGAATCTGGGGTAGCAAGTGGCTATCAAACTTATCAAAATGGTTTTGATTTTGCAGGGACAATTACAAAATTAATTGTAGAGGTAGGTGGACGTGATATCAACCTGGCAATTGGACCGCTATTTGATGATGTACAAATAAATGTATTATACAACGTAGTTTCTACAATAGTTACAGAACATATACTTAGTGTTGAAATGTGGGTAGCTTATGGAGGAAGTACAGAAACAGAAGTTATTGATATTGTAGAAAATATATTTGAACATAATGATATTGTAGTTCCTGATGCTCCAGGTGATGATATGTATTTTGAGCCAGAGTTTGATGAACCTGATATGGAAATGTCTTATGAAACTGTAGAAATGGAAATGGATTTTGAAATGGATTTTAATATGGAAATGCCTGACATGGAAATGGATTTTGAAATGCCAAATGTTACAGTAGAGGAAGTTGAAGTAGCCGCTGTAGAATTTGAAATGGAAATGGAAATGGAAATGGAATTACCCGATGTAGAAATGCCAGAACCAGAAATGGAAATGCCAGAACCAGAAATGGAAACTCAGCCAGAAATAGAGGAAGTAAAAGAAGAACCTATGGAAGAAACACAACCTGAGCCAGAACCAGAACCACAACCTGAGCCAGAACTAGAACCAGAACCAGAGGAGGTACAAGATGAACCTACTGAAGAAGATACTGAGGAAACTGAAACTAATACGAAAGAGGAGCCTGAGCAGGAAGAAAGCTCACCAGAGACTTCTGAAAATGAAGATAGCGAAGAAGATATGGAAGAAACAGAGGATAAGAGTGAAGACAAAGAACCTGTAAAAAAACCAGAATCTAAAAAAGAAAAAGCTGCTAAAAAGATCGTAAAGAAGATGGGCGATAAAGGTAGATATGATTCAACAAATCAGTTAAAAACATTAATAGTCATGCAGGTATTGGGTGACACTAAAACTTTTTTTGATTCACAAAAAGAATTAAATGATAGAATGGATTTTTTTACGGATTATATGATACCAGATAGTAAAATACAAAATAACAATATAGCACAATGGTATTTATTTGCTGGTAGTGACGGCTTAATAAATGAAATGATAGATAGTCAATGGAGTGAAAATTAATTATGGATTATGGAACTATAAATTTAGTAATAATATTATTGTATTCAATTTATATAAATTACTCAATTAATAAATGGATAGACAGAAATTTTTAAATGGCAACAGAAGTAGAAGTAGGTGGTATTAAATTTAGAGGTGGTAAAATTTTTGTTATTATTACAGCATTAACTACAGCAGGTGGTGCTTTATGGGGTGGTTTTGAATTTTATAAAGATTATCTTAACATGAAAGAACAAATACAAAATTATGTGGCCCCAGACTTATCTGAGTTTGATAAAAATATCGCACTTACAAAAGAAGAAATGTCTAGTAAGACAGATCTACTTCAAACAGAAATAGAAATGTTAATGGGTGAAATGGAGATGATGATGCAAGAAATTCGTTTAGTTTCTGATGTGGCTAATGAATTAAAAAATGATTTACGTCAAGATGTTCGTAGAGTGGAATCAATCGTTAATGATGTTGAACAACAAGTAAAAGAAGATTCTAGAGATAATGCAAAAGATTTAAAGTCTACAATTGATACTCTTGAAGATGATATGAAAAAATTAGAAGAAAAAATAAAACTATCTCAAAAGGAGCTAGAAGAGAAAATAGATAAAAGGATTAAAAGAGCATTAGAAAATCCTTTAGGAGGGTAATATGAAATTATCAGATAATACTAGCGTAAGCATGCCTATGAGAAATCTTCTCAGTATACTCGCCGCCGTTGGGATAGGAGTGTATAGTTATTTTGGGATTATTGAACGCCTAAATAACATTGAGACACAAGGTAAGTTAATGCTAGCAGATGTTGAAAAGAACACAGAATTTAGAATTAAATGGCCTCGTGGTGAAATGGGTAATCTACCCGCTGATAGTCAGCAGGACATGCTCATTGAGTTCATGGCAACGCAAATTGAGGCTATGCAAGAAGAAATGGAGGGTATGATGAGTAATACCGTAAATATAAAAAGAGCACAGCAGGATATAGAAAAATTAATTATAGATACAGAAAAGCTCGAGGACAAAGTGAGGCAAAATGGAAGTCATTAGCGTAATTTTAATGTTTGTTTTTGGTAATATGAATGACCAAAATACTCAAATGACACAATATATTCCTATGAAGTCATTATCTTCTTGTATGAAAGAAGTAAGATTACTTAAAAAGAAAAATACAGGATATGATAAGGATGCTTTTTGTGGTCCTGGTATAGTGCATATAGAAGATGGAGAAGTAGTAGCTTTGTATAATGAAGTACCAGATGGTGCTACAATGGTTAAAAAAGATATAGATGCAGCAGCATTTGAAAGATGGGCACTTCGTGCCAAGGCTAAGTGGGATTAATGGAACCAGTAACTATAGCATATATAATTTTTGGAACTTTATGGGTTATGGGAGCAATTACTTACTTATAAAATATGGCGGCAAAATTACCAAACAATCAATACTTTACACCAGTCAAAAAAAGGACTAGCATAGGAAATTCTTCACGCACGAGGCCGAAGAATAAAAACAAAAGACGTCAATACGTCAAATATAGGGGTCAAGGTCATGGGTAAATTGTGTCCTAAAGGTAAAGCAGCAGCTAAAAGAAAATTTAAAGTTTATCCTTCTGCTTACGCCAACATGTATGCAAGTGCCGTTTGTTCTGGAAAAGTAACTCCTGGTGGAAAGAAAAATAAAAAAGCTGCTGGAGGCATGATTGAATCAAACAGACTTTCACAAAAGAGAAAAAAAGTTTCTCACCTTAATAAAGGTGGTATTGCGAGAGGATGTGGTGCGATTGCAGAAAACAAACGCAAAAAAACTAAATACAGTTAATGGCCAAGAAAGGACTGAGAGCATGGGTGAAAGAGAAGTGGGTCGATATTGGAGCCCCGAAGAAAGACGGAAAATATCAACCTTGTGGCAGACAAAAGGGGAGCAAAAGGAAATATCCAAAGTGCGTCCCACTTGCAAAAGCCACACAGATGACAAGCTCGCAAAAGGCGAGTGCTGTCAAACGAAAAAGAGCTGCAGGTAATCCAGGTGGTAAACCTACGAATGTAAAAACATTCGCAGCTAAAGGAGGTCTTATCTCAAAAGAAAGAAGAGCAGGAGCAGCCCTTAGAGGCTTTGATTTTAAAGGTGTCTTTTAAAAAAGAAATAATAGACGACGTTCGTAAGTGGTCAAAACATTTTTTAGAGGTTCCTAATTTACACTTAGGTGGTGTACCCGCTTGTCCTTTTGCTAAAAAAGCATGGCATGATAAAAAAGTTTTGATTGAAGCTAAACGTAAAAATAAGTGGTATAAAACAGAACTTAATTCACACCTTGATAAATTAGATTTTAATAAGCATGATATATTGATATTTTGTGATGCTTACTACAATTATAATTTAGATGATTTTCAAGATATAATTGATGTTTACAATGAGTGGTATAACAAAAAAGATATATTTTTTATGGGATTTCACCCTCATAATCCAGCCAATGAGGAAGAACAAGAGTTTCTTGTATCACCATCTGGGGAGGTTCCTATCATAAATAGTGACCTAGCATATTCTATGATGTTAATACAAAAGTTCTCGCAATTACAGGAAGCTTCTGATAAACTACGTCGTCAAGGTTACTATAAGTTGTGGCCAAAAGAATACTATCGAGACGTCGTGGTATCAAGACAAAAAACGTATAGACAGATATTTGGAGGTCAACATGATGGGTAAAAAGAAACAAGCAATGAAACGAGGCGGAGCAGTCAAAAAGCGTGGTGGCGGAATGATGGGTCCTAAAAAGAAAATGGCAAAAGGTGGTTCTGCAGGAAAAGGAGCTATGCAGTTGGCTAGAGCTAGAAAACCAAGTGGTAGACTTACTGTTGATGATATTAAAAGAGCATTAGCAGCTCCTAAAGGTAGAAGCGCTGCAGCGAAAAAAGCTGCTATGAAAGGTGTTAAAACCAAAGGCGGTACTCTTATGGGTAAATTAAAACAAGGTAAAGGTAATCCTGCTGGAAAAGATAAAAGTTTCCTTGGAAGAAGAGCAACTCTGAGAGGATTTATAAAAAATATGGGTTTAAGAAAAAAAAGAAAATAATAAATGCCGACATATTCTTCAACAGCAAACTTTGACCTTTCTATTGATGAAATAGCAGAAGAAGCATTTGAACGATGCGGTTTACAAGTACGTAGTGGATACGACTTAAAAACAGCACGACGTTCTCTTAATCTTTTATTAGCAGAATGGGCTAACAGAGGATTAAACCTTTGGACTATACAATTACAAGAAAAAAGTATTGCAGCAGACACCACAAATTTAACTGGTTCAGATTTATTTGGCTCAGGTGCAAACGCTGCTCAAGAAATAATTGATATTACAGATGTTGTCATACGAGATAGTAATAATAATGATTACTCCGCAACATCAATTAGTAGATCAACATATTTTAATTATACCGTTAAAACCACCAGCGGAAGGCCAAGCCAATACTACTTTGAGCGTACGATAAGCCCAAGACTATATCTATATCCTGCAGCAGATACAACGTACACTCTAAAATATTATGCTCTTCTTCGTATGAAGGATTCTGGTTCTTACACCAATAATAATGAGATTCCTTTTCGTTTTCTTCCATGTTTAACTGCTGGGTTAGCTTATTACATAGCTATGAAAAAAGCGCCAGATAGAATTCAATTATTAAAACAAATTTATGAAGATGAGTTTCAACGTGCGGCAGCTCAAGATGGTGAAAGAACAAGTTTATTTCTTACACCTAAAACTTATTTACCGAGTGTGTAATGGGGAAGTACGCATCTGGTAAGTTTGCGAAACGAATATCGGATAGATCTGGTATGGCGTTTCCCTATAATGAAATGGTGCAAGAATGGAATGGATCTTGGGTTCATTACAGCGAGTTTGAACCAAAACAACCACAATTAGAACCTTTACCAATAGTTACTGATCCTCAGTCTTTAGAACACGCAAGAGCTCAAGTAGCTAATTCAAGAGTTTTTGTTGGTGGTGATACTGGTCCTGTTAATGCAGGAAGAACAGTAGTAAAACCTTCAACTGGTGATGCTGCTTATGACAGTGTTGGTTTTGGTACGACTGTTAATGGATTTCAAACACTAGATATGCCTGTCACAAATTATTATGCAAATGGCGTATCCTATGCCTCTACACAAAAAAGCATGATGCCTTTAAGTGTCCAACAACCAAATAAACCTACACAATTGATTTCTCGTGCAGGTAATGTTACAGTGAGCACGTCATGACCGATTATTCTGATTTAACTGATAATGTAAGAAATTATACAGAAACAAGCACAGCTGTGCTTTCAAATACTGTTATTCAACCTTTTATTGAATCTATTGAAGATAAAATCTTTAGAAGTGTAGATCTTAATGTCTATAGGAAATATGACAATGCAACACTGACAGTAAATAACCCTTTTTTACCTCTCCCATCAGATTGGGAGGCGACGAGATATGTACAATTAATAGATAGTTCTGATGACCGAACTTTCTTGATACAAAAAGATATTTCGTTTATGAATGAATACGCACCAGATAGAACGTCTGCTGGAGCTGGCACGCCTAAATATTATGCGATGTGGGACCAGGATACACACTATCTAGCGCCAACCCCGAACGCTGCATTGAATGTAGAGCTCGCATACACGTACAAGCCAACTGGCTTATCAAGTACAACTACATCTACTTGGTTAAGTCAAAACGCTCCAAACGTGCTATTATATGGTTGTGTCTTAGAAGCACTTGGATACTTGAAAGGTCCAGCAGATATGATACAATATTATGATAAAATGTATAATCAGTCTGTACAGGAACTTGCCACATATGAGATGGGGCGTGATCGTAGAGACGAATTTCGGGACGGCGTTATTCGTATCCCTCTCGAATCAAGGAACCCATAGGAGATTATTATGGCAATTACTCAAGCTGTATGCAACAGTTTCAAAGTGGAAATCCTTAAAGGCCTACACAATTTTACGGCTACGACAGGGAACACTTTTAAACTAGCGTTATACGACAACGAAGCAACATTAAGTAAATCAACAACTGCATTTCAACAAACTGATGAAGTAGCAAACTCAGGAACATATTCTGAAGGTGGCGGATCTTTAACATCTGTTACACCAACATTATCTACAGATACCGCTGTTTGTGACTTTAGTGATATATCTTTTACAAGTGCAACTATTTCAGCACAAGCTGCTGTTATTTATAATAGTTCAACTGTATCTGGTTTAACTACAAATGCATCTGTTTGTGTGCTTGACTTTGGTGCGGTTAAATCTTCAACTTCAGGAACATTTACTATTACGTTCCCTGCTGCTGAAGCAACTGCTGCAATTTTAAGAATAGCATAGGAGATAATTCATGGCCTCTATCCAAGGATGGGGCCGACAAACTTGGAGCAGTGGTGCTTGGAACGAACAAGCATCTGTTTCTGTTACAGGTAATGGCCTCACGTCATCTCTCGGTACTGAGACAGTTGCGACTGATCAGAACATATCTGTAACTGGTATTGGCTTAACCTCTTCGTTAGGCACTGCCACTGCTGTAGGTATAGCTGAAGTTAATCCAACTGGGGAAGCACTTACAGCTTCTTTAGGTACTGAGACAGTTGCAACCGATCAAAATATTTCTGTTACAGGTATCGCTCTTACTTCTTCTGTAGGAGATGAATCAACATCTGAAACAAAAGCGAGTGGTTGGAACCGTGACACAGACATTAATACAGGCAGTTCTATTGGTTGGGGTAATCAACAATGGGGTGCTACAGGTCTTTCTCAAGCACTTACAGGACAAGCATTAACAGCTTCTTTAGGAACTGAAACTGTAACTACAGATCAAAATATATCTGTTACAGGTAATGCAACAACTTCATCAATAGGAACTTTCTCTATAACAGGTGATTCACAGGTAACTGTTGTTGCAGCTAGTGAACCTGAAATGGATATATCAGTAGGAACAGCGGAAGCTGATCCAGAATTTGTTGTATTCCCATCAGGTAATGCAATGACATCTTCTGTAGGTTCTGTAGAAACCTCAGTATTTGTCACTGGTTTGGGTATGACTTCATCATTAGGTGAAGAAACACAAGAAACCATTTATACGGCTCCTAGTGTTTCTGCTACAGTTAGTATAGCAACTTTATCCCCTGTTATAGATGTAAGCTTTACACCGACTGGCGTTTCTGCTACAATTAGCACTGGAACTCTACAGGGTACTTTTTGGAACCAGGTAGATGATTCTAACTCGGATATAAGCTGGACACCAGTTCATGAAGCCGCATAAAAGTTTTGACAAACTTTAATTTAAATAATACATATTACATAGGAGATTAAATGGCATCAACATATTCGACAAGTTTAAGAATAGAACTTCAAACGACTGGAGAAAATTCAGGTACTTGGGGTACTATTACAAATAACAATTTTTCTCAATCATTAGAATTTGCCATCGCTGGTGTAGTTAATGTTGCATGTGGCGACGCTGCTGTAACAACGCTTACAAACGCTGATGGGCCGCAAACACAAGCAAATAACCAAGCAAGAAATGCTCATATTAGATTAACAGGTGCACATGGTGCAGTAAGAATAGCTCAATTCCCAGCTACTCAAAAAGTTTATTTAATTACTAACGCAACTACAGATTCAGGATCATCTGGTCCTTACGCAATGACTTGCAGATTAGGTTCTTCAGGTAATACCATTTCAATAGCTAATGGTACAACTAGACTTGTTTCTACAGATGGTACAAACTGGTATGATGTTTTTTCTTTAGCAGGATCAATAGACCTTCAAGGTCAAGAATTAATACTAGACGCTGATGCAGATACATCTATAACTGCTGACACCGATGATCAAATTGATTTTAAAATTGGTAATACTGATGTTGCAAATTTTAAAAATTCATCAAGTGATTTTGTAATTACTTCAGCTGTACAAGATAAAGATATTGTATTTAAAGGTGATGATGGTGGTTCTGGTATTACAGCTTTAACTTTAGACATGTCTGATGCAGGTGCTGCTACATTTAATGCTGGTGTGACTGCAACAACAGGAACATTTAGTGGTGTAGTAGATGCTGATGCAGGTGTTACTATTGACAACATTACAATTGATGGAACAGAAATAGATTTATCATCTGGTGATTTAACATTAGATGTTGCTGGTGATATTGTTTTGGATGCAGGTGGTAATGATTTGATTTTCCAATCTGGTGGAACAGCTATTGGTCATATTACTAATAGTTCAAGTGATTTAGTTATTGAATCAAAAGTTTCTGACAAAGACATGATTTTTAAAGGAAATGATGGGGGCTCTGGTGTTACAGCGTTAACTCTTGATATGTCAGGTGCTGGTGCAGCTACTTTTAATAATGATGTTACTGCTTTCTCTGATAAAAGATTAAAAACAGACATAAAAAATATTGATGATGCGTTATCCAAAGTAATGAAAATGCAAGGTGTTTACTATAAAAGAAATGATATACAAGACGCTAAAGAACAAGTTGGAGTATTAGCTCAAGACATGGAAGAGATTTTACCACAAGTTGTTATAACTGCGGATGATGATATTAAAACAAAATCAGTTGATTATGGAAAACTAACTTCTGTTTTAATTGAATCAATAAAACAACTTAAAACGGAAATTGATGAACTAAAGAATAGGAGTTAAAAATGACCTTACCTACAGGTGCTATATCCTTATCCCAAGTTAACACAGAATTAGACATTTCCCCTTCTTCTACTACCATTAATATGGGTGCTACGGCTGTAAGAACGTTGGCCGATCAACCTTCTGGCGCTATTGCAATGTCAGATTTACAAGGGAAATCAAACGCACAATTTATTCAAGCTACTGGTGGAAGTATTGCTACACAAGGAGATTATAAAGTTCACACTTTTACTTCAGATGCTACTTTTACAGTACAAGGCGCAGGTAATGCTGCTGGATCAAACACAGTAGAATATTTAGTTGTTGCTGGAGGTGGCTCTGGTGGCGCTGGATATGGTGGTGGCGGTGGCGCTGGAGGATTTAGAGTAAACTATCCTTCTCCTGCTTCTGGTGGTCTTCCTGTTTCAGCACAAGGTTATCCTATAACAGTAGGTGGCGGTGCTGGTGGCGCTCCAAATGCTAGATATACAACAAAAGGTCAAGACGGTTCAGATTCAGTTTTTTCTTCTATTACCTCTACAGGTGGTGGTGGAGGTGGTGCTTTAGAACCTCAATATGGTGGTGCTCAAGGATTAAGTGGTGGCTCTGGCGGCGGTGCTGGTGCTGCAAACAGTTCTCCGAGTACAGCTGATGGTGCTGGAAATTCTCCTCCTGTATCTCCCCCTCAAGGTAATCCTGGCGGTCACGCTTTTGGATCTCCTTCTCCAAGAAGAGGCGGAGGCGGAGGCGGCGGTGCTAGTGAAGCTGGTGGTGATCCTCAAGGTGAAGATGCTGCTGGCGCAGGCGGTGATGGAACAGCAACTTCTATAACAGGTTCTCCTGTGACATACGCAGGCGGCGGAGGCGGCGGTTATTTTAGACCAGGCCCAGGCGGAATGCCCGAAGCTCCTGGCGGAGATGGTGGCGGCGGTAACGGTGGAAGTCAACCAACTGCTGGACAATCTGGTGATGCTAATACTGGCGGTGGAAGTGGTGCTAATGGTGGTTTAAGATCAGGATCATCTGGCGGTGGTTCAGGTATAGTAGTAGTAAGGTATAAGTTTCAATAATGGCACACTTTGCAAAATTAAATGATTCTAATGTTGTTCTCAGCGTTTCAGTTGTTGCTGACGCAGATACAACAAATGATTCTAATGTTGAAGATGAAGCAACTGGAGTTGCTTTTTTAACAGATGTACATGGATGGACAAATTGGAAAAAATGTTCACGAAATACAGAAGCTGGAATATATTACGATGTTGATAGTAAAGGTAATTTTACAAATCAATCAAGCGATCAATCAAAAGCATATAGAAAAAATTTTCCTGGTATAGGTTGGATATATGATTCAGGAAAAGACGCTTTTGTAGAACCTCAACCTTTTTCATCATGGACATTAAATAACACAACTTGCTTGTATGATCCCCCTGTGGCTTTCCCATCAGTAACATTAAAAGGTGAACTTCCTTATGTTATACAATGGGATGAAACTAATACAAGATGGTTAAGTGTTGATCCAGATGATAACAGCACTCAAGTTAGATGGGATGCTAGTAGTTCTTCGTGGATAAACATTTAAATTTTTCTACATACAAATTATTTGATAAGAAAGTTCTTTCAGAAGAATTCGTAATTGTTCATCAACTTTCAAAAAAACTTTTAATAGATTATAATATTATTTTAGATCATGTTAAAAAAAGTAAAAAACAAAATTTAAGGGTTAGACCTGAGCATTGGTACTCTGATAATAATTATTATAAATTAGATGCTTTACAACACATAACTTGGTTGGTTGACTATATTAGAGACAACTATCGTTATGAGTGTGAGCAACGTATAAAAATAAATTCTTTGTCTGGTATTTATTTAAATTATAATGAAAGTATTGGATCACATCATCATATTAATGATTGGGATTATGAAGAGTCTCCTGATATGTCTTTAGTTTTTTGTTTAGATCCTGGAGATAAACCATGTGAAATAATATTTGAACATGAATATGGAAGACATAAAAAAAGAAGATACGCAGTTACTTTTAAAAAGGGAAGATTTGTTATGTTTCCCTCTTACTTACGTCATAGCATAACACAAAATAAAAATAAAAAACCCTTTGTTGGTTTATCTATGCGTTGGCAAAATGCTTATCCTGGAGAATAATTAAAAGTAATTAAAATTAATATTAAATCTACCTTGTGCATTTGTGCAAGAAGTTGATGAATGAAGAGAACCACCATTAAAAACCATAACTCTGTTTGCAATGCTTTCAATTTTTGTTCCGTCTTCTAACACCGTATAACCATTACAAGTGTTAATATAAAATAATGCACCGTTGTGATCAAAAGGGTAATCTGTATGAGGAGCGTGTATTTTCATTTCTTCTGTTCGTGGATAAAAATTAACTTTAATTCTTAATAAAGAAGAAACACTAAGCTTCTCTACTATTGGCATAAAATTTTCTAAATAAACACTTTGTGTCCCTCCTTTCATTAAAGTATCCCTGTCGTTTTTATATGCAAGATGTGTAAAATAATAATCATATTTATATTTTTCATAATCCTCTTCTTGTTCATGATTTAAAATAGCATTATAAAAAAAAGGTAATTTGGGAGACATTACTAAATCTTGAATCATTAAAAAAGTTTTTTGATCTAAAAAATTGTCAAATATTTTGTATTCTGTTTTCTTCTTCATGATAAATTTAAATTAATATTAACTCTTACTTTTTCATCTGTTTGTGGAAGAACAGCATGGTCCATATGGCCATCAAAAATAAGCATTTGATTTGCAACTGAAGGAACTTTTTCGCCTGTTTTAAAATGAGTCTCACCATTGTTTGAATTTAAATAATATAATGCAACTGTATGTTTATCTTCTAAATCTCTATGAAAATTACTCATTACTGGTTCTTTTTTTCTTGTAAATAAGTTTACTCTTGCTCTTAATAAATTATTAAAAGTAAAAGGGAGTCTTCCTAATATAGGCATAATTAAACGATTAAAATATCTACTAACAATTTCTCCTCCTAAATGATTAAAATTATGTGGATTACCATGAAGATTGTGAAAAAAGAAAAAATCATCTTCAGTTCCATCTGTGTGAGATACACCATCTATGTAATAGTATGGAAAATCATTTGACATAAGCAACTCAAGATACTTTTGATGTATTTCTGTTGGTAAAAAATTTTCAATTATCTTCATATTAAAGCACTTTCACTATGCCCTGTTTTAATAAAAATTTTATTGTTCGTATATTCTTCTGAAAATAAACAATCTGTTAAAACACAATACATATTTTGATTTGTTTCATTGTGTAATTCAGCTTCTTCTAAAATTTTTAAAGCTCCTTCTTTTAAACCAATTGCTTTTTTTATTATAAATAAAACATTTCCTGGTGTTAAAGTAATTTTTGTTTTTTTATTTATTTTTAAAAAAGTTTGTTTATCATAAAAAACTTCTACCCCAGGGTGATTAGACTTTTCATATTTCCTTGATTTTAAAAAATTAAATTTTTCTTGTAAATTATCCATTATTTTTAAAGTCTCCTGGTAAACCTAAAAAGGGTCTAGTATCATAAATGTTTTTTTGTTCAAAATCACCTTCAGTATTATTATAATGTAAAAAAACTTGACAACAATCCTGACCTTCAAAAGTTTCTCTCCAATGTTCTAAATCACATCCACTATAAGCTAACATATCTCCCTGTTTGAGAATAACTTTTTTACCTTTATTACCAAATCCCCCAGTAGGATCTAAGTATATAGGCCATTCATCTCCACCTAAATTAAGAGTGCATGATATTTCACATGATGGTCTATCTTTATGTCGATGTAAAATATCACCGTATTTATATATCCGAGCATAACTATAAGTAGGAATAAGATTAAGTTTTGTTGTCTGCATCATTTTTGGAAGAACTCTTTCTAATAAAGTTTCCATAACTAAATCAGCATAGTGAGAGTATGTGTTAGGTATTTGTTCATCAGCCCACGTTCCCCAAGTAGAATCAAAACGTGAAATATATTTTGAATTAAATAAATAATCTGCAACTTTTCTTTTGTTTAAAAAATAAGCATAACAAAAACTAGCTAATTCTTTAGTAATTGCTTTTTTAACTATTTTATATTTATCATCTTGAAAACTCATTTTATCTCCTGCAAGTTATCATAGTAAAGAACATCAAAATTAAAAGAAACAATCACTTTATCTTTACCACTATTATTAATTGGTGATTCATGTTCATAGTATGAAGGAAAAGTAATTATATCGCCTTCTTTAAATTGTAATTGAGAAAGATTTTTTTCTGGCGTTCTAATCATTGTTTTTACTTCATTATTAGGAAGTTGAATAAAAAATATATTTGTAAAATGACATTGTGGATGTGTATGTTTAAAATGAAAATCTCCTTGTTTATAAACTTGAAACCACATACTGTTGATAGTTACTTCTTTAAATTTATTTGTAGTGCGAAGATGTTCAGCAAAACCCTTAAATATGTTTTTTTGAATATAAGATTGATAATCTCTTTTCATGTTTTTAGTTATATCCCAATCACTATGTGATATATTTTCAAAAGGTGTTTCAGGAATATTGTGTATTAATTCTAAAATTTTAAATTTATAACTTAAAAAGTTAGGTACATTATAAACTAAAACACTCATATAAATTTTTTTCCAGTATTCCAACAAACTAATGAACATCGTGTTCCCTCAGTAACAGGAGTAACTCTGTGCCAAACAAAAGAAGGAAAAAATATCATTGTGCCTCTTTTACGAAGTTCAATAGTAATAATTTTTGATTTTTCAGGATGGGGAATACATATTTCAAAATCACCACCTTTATAATCTTCTCTGTCTACCAAAATTAAAGTAGCAGAAATTTTTCTCATAGGTAAATTATTAAGAACGTCTGCACCAGAATCTGTATGCCAATGATAGTATTGTTTTTTTGAACCCTCATATTTTGTAAATTGACATGGTTCTGTATTATCCCATTGAAAATTCCAACCTGCTTGTGTATTAGCTTCACGAACTAATGGTTGTATTTCTCTATATAACCATTTTTCATTTAACCAAACAACGTTTGATTTTCTTGTTTTTTCTAATTCTTCTTTTTGTTTTTCATCAGCACCTGCAATAGTGGCTACTTTTTCTTTTAAATTTTTTCCATATTCAAGAATATAATTACAAAATCTGTCTGGAACAGCATTTTCTATAATAAAATAATTATTAACTAATTGCATTCTTTTTTCTGCCTCTTTCATAACATGAATTCGCTGTCAAGAAAACAATTATCATAATTTAATATTAATCAACTTGATTTAAATCAATGATGTGTTTAAATTAGATCTCACCCAAAAATTATAAATCAAGGAGATATTATGGAAAATCAAGAAGTATTGAAGGCTATAGCTACCCTTGCTGATAAGGTGAGCAGATACCATGAACGTTTATTAGCAGTGGAAAGAGACAATGAAAGACTACAGAAAGAATTATTAGAACATAAAAATACACCACACATTCATACTATTGAGGGAAAACCAAATAACTCCAATGCACAGGTAATGGTAACTGGGTTAGATTCTGAAATGGAATGTGAAGCTTGTAGCGCCTAATTATTCAGGCGTTTCACCTAACATGTCTGCTAAAGAAGGAGCAAATACTTTTACATCTCTTCTAATCTTTTCAGCAGTTGTAGATGTTCCTGGATTATCAACATCAGCTTGAGCTGCGGCTTCTGATTCATACTCTGCACCTGTATCAACATGCGTAATAGTGGTTTCAGTTTTTACTTTATAATGTGGAATTCTTCTTCCATCTTCAGTCGTAATGTGACCTAATAATTCAGCAGGTTCAACTATCGGCATCTTCGTTTCTCCAATTTATGTTAAAACTGATGACAACTCTATCTTCATCAGAATTATTTGTTTGTACTTCATGTTGTAACCATGAAGGAAAAAAAATCAAGGAATTTTCAATAGGTTCCCACTGTACGCTATGAGCGAGGTGTATAGAGGCTTTTTCTGTTTTTGGGGGTGATAGTACCTCTGACTGTGGTTTAGGCTCTAGAAACACGATATTTCCACACTTTTTAGGAGCTTTTAAATAAAATACGCCTGATAAATAGTTATATGGGTGCGTATGTACGTTGTTTCGTGAACCTGGTGGGTTTATTATACCCCACATACCAGTCATTTCAGGATTATAATTATCTTTAATATCCATGTGATTAAAACAATCTTTTGCATATTTAAGAATATCATTAACCAAAGGTTTAAACTTTTTTATATTATATATTTCATCATCACTGTGCCAACCACCAATATTAGAACGTGGCATTCCTTTTTTATCTTTCTCTCTTAATTGATAAATACTATCGACCAAGTGATCGTGGCCCTTTAACTGTAAAGAAAATATTGGCGTGATAAATAAAGAATGAAGATTAATCAGAGTTGCCCTTTTGTGATCTCCATAAAACTAGCTATAACATGCACCTGATTTGCTGCGTTTGCTTGAACTTTCATAACATCACTTTCTTGTAAAACTAATGGTTGTTGTAATAATTCTGTCGTCGTGTTTGTAGCAATACTTTTAGCTTTAAATAATTCAAAAGTAGCTGAAGATCTAAGAACCTCTACGTCTAATAATGTTGTACTACCTGAGTCATTACAAACTAGAATAGATTTTACTAATGCTGTTGTAGGTGGAACTGGTGGTGTTGCACCAGGATTTGCTGTTGGCACCGTAATTAAAGTTGTTAAATCTGTCGTAGTGACATCTAACATTGCGCTTTTAAATACGTTAGCCAAGGAAATAAGCCTCCGCCTCTGATTCTTCTTTTAAGTCTTGTTGATAGTTTGTATTGAGTAAAAGAATAATTTGATCTAATAAATTTATCATTTGGTCAATCTGAGTAGCACTATACTCTGGTGTTGCGTTTGGTAATCTTGTTATTGTAATTCTAGCCATTATCTTCTTCCGTCTGGTCTAAGTTGAAGCTTAGTTGAACCAAGTCTCCAAGGTGTATCATTGACCGTGTTTGTTTGATATTTAATTTTAACTGCTCTTCCTCTTCCTCTTACATCAATTTTCTCTGTTGTACTAGAAATAGTTCCCGAAGTTGTAACTGTATCTGCAGATTGTGGATATTGTTCTAAAGTTAATGTGGCTGTTAAGGTATTAGCTAAATTATCAAAATCAGGCACTAATTTACTAACCGACATAAGCTCATCGCCGTCAGCAATTTCAACAGATCCCGATGTTAAAAAAGCATTAATAGCTGTACCATCTGCTTGGTTATTACCAGTTTCTTGTTCATAAATATATGAAGCACCAGCAGTTAATCCTAGTATAGTTGATACATTAGCAGTTAAACTAGCACTATATTCTGTAGCTATCGGTAATTCATATACATAAGCACCAAGCCACGTGGTTCTCCCAAGACTGACCGTGTACCATGTATTCTCTAAGTAATTATAAGCAACTCCTCTATCTATTTGTGTTGCGTTTGAAGAAGGATAATACCATATAATTTCATTAAACGCCGTGTTTAATCCAACAGCAATATCATTTTTATTTGTATAACTTAAATCATCAAATACATAATCTTGTACGGAACATGGCATTTTTTTAACAACACCATCGTATGTGTAGAACGCATCATCTGACATCCAAAATGCTCTACCATTTACTTCAATGGCAGCATGCGGTGCTATCAATCCACAGTTAGCACCAAGTTGTCTAAGACCAAAAGTAAAAGGTGTGCCAACAAATTGAATACCATGCATAGAAGTATCAGTCCAAACAAGTATTTGACCTGAAGATTTTACAGCTCCCATAATTCTTGAACCATCAGATATACGTAGAGAACCAGCTTCATTTGTTGATACTGGTGTATAATCTGTTGCATCTTCTCTGTCAGAAAATCTAAATAATAAATCATCTTGAGTAGAAGTATCACCGATTGTAGTTTCTGTTCCAAATATAAGTAAATGTCTTGTGTCAGTTGATACAATACTAAATCTTGATGCAGTAGGAGCGTTAGATAAAGCTATGGCTCTAACACCTGTTCCATTTGAAGTATCCCAAATAAAAGTTCCGCCATTTAAAACTGTTGCAATTAAATCTTCGCCAAAATTATCCAAAGACCATTGACGAGCTGATAAAACAACACCTGAAGAAGATCTAGCAGTTCCCCATGTGCTTAAACCCCATGTCTCTGTTCCCCATCCATATCCATACGTAGATGTAGCAGGTCCTGTATTTATTTGATATTTAGCATTACCCGATCCTCCACCACCTGATGTAGAGCCAGACGCCGTGCTTGTATGTGTAACAGTATATGTGTTTGCACTTGGCACTGTAATGACTTCAAATTCTTGATTCATATCTAAACCATCAATAGATGAAAAAGAATCAAAAGTTACAAAATCACCAACTATTGCTCCATGTGCCCCATCTGTAACAGTAACTGTAGTTGTGCCATTTGTTGTAAAAGGATTAGTTAAAGCCTGTGTTTCTCTAATAGGTGTAATGTCATAAACAGCACCTTCAGTGTAAAGGTATAATTTTCTATCTGTTCCTATTGCAAGATACCTTATTCCATCCAAACCAACCCAACTATGTGTATCACGGACCACGCCCACAAGAGTTTTGTTTGGATTAGGTAAGTAAGCCCATCCACCCCATCTTTCAGGTTTACCGTAGTGAAATCTGACAAAATCTGAATCAACATATTTACGTTGGTCTCCTGCTGAGTAAGCGGTGTCTTGTTTGTCAATGCCTGGTTGGAACTTTAAATCTACTAATTTCATGTCGAAGTATACTAAATTATTTATTGTTTTGTGGCAAGAATTGAGTGCCTACGTTGCCCTTGAATGAATAATTACCGTAATGGGTAATGCCACTTACTATGTCAGCATAAACTTTACCACCTATTTTCTGCCATAAACGACAAAAAGCATAATCTTCTGACAAATATCTATTTGTATCAGGATCTATCATGGTGTCAAAAAAAGCGTAATTCCAATGAGATGTATCATGATAATTAAAAGTTTTATCATGTGGAGCACCAATGTGTTGGTCTGGTGTAAACTTTAAATCAGGGTAAGCTAAAGCCATTTTTTTAAATACGTTTCTTTTTATTAACATAAAACCTGTGGCTCCGTCTAATACCTCTATAAATCCTTTTTTTACTTCAATTTTTTCAGGATTAACCACATTTAAATTATATTGTAGTGATGCTGCATGAAGTTCGTCTTCTGATATGTCTGGTTTCTCTTTTGCTTTTATTTTTGCTTTAGTCCAATCAATAGTTTTACGAGGATAAACACCAGTCACTACGTCTTCATCTAAATCTATCATTCTAATTACAGTGTTTGGATCAAAAGATATGTCAGCATCTATAAACAAAAGATGAGTATATTGCTCGTCATCCATAAACAATTGCACTAATGTATTTCTAGCTCTTGTAATCAAAGACTCATTACCAATTGTTCCAAACTGTAATTCAACTTTATTTGCAGCTGCGACTGCGGTGAGTTGCATGCAACTTTTAAAATAATCTGCTGTTATCATTCCACCATAACAAGGAGTTCCTATAAATATTTTACTCATAACTTTTTTTTATTGCGCCTACTAATATTTTTTTGTTTATACTTTCTTTTCCGCTGTGATCTAGCCTAGAATCAAATATTACTAATAATCCTTTTTTTGGAGTTATTGCTGTGTGAGAAAAAACAGTATCTCCAACAGCATCATTTAAATATAATATAAAACTGTATTCTTCAGATTTAAAATGATTGTGAATTGCTTGAAAACCTCCATCAAAATATTCAATATAATGAACATGAAATATATCTTGATATAAACATTGATTATCTAACATTTCTTTTATTAAGTTGTTATCAAATATATTTAAAATATTAGGACTTTGAAATCCTTTTTCAGTATTAGTATCATGAGAAACATCTTCAAAATTAAATTTATATTTATTTACCGTTTCTACAATCTTATCTACAATTTCACTTTTAATTGTTGTTTTATAAAATAACATTTTTTACCATTTTGTTTCATGTTCTTTATAAAATATATTTAATGTAAATCTATTAGAGCTATCCCCAAAAGATTGTAAGTCTGAGTGCGGTATTTTCATGCCATTAAAAAACAAAGCTCTGTTTTCTACAAAACCGATGTGTGAGGATAATTGATTATTATGCATAAAACCTGTACCATTGTTAAGTAAAGGTTCTCCTTTTACAAACAAAAGAAAATTTGCCACATTTCCTTTATCATCATCAGTATGAAACAAAGGTTCATCTTTATTTTCTCTTAAATGTGCACTCACGGATATTGGTTCAAGATTTCTATGTGGAAAAAAATATTGTTTAATTAATTGTAATAATGGATCATCGTGAAAACTTTTAGGAAAGGTGTGTCTATGACCATAAAGTTTACCTTCTGGGTTTTTTACTCCACTATAATTTATTTTTTGAAATGTTTCTTGAAGTGACTTTAACGTAGCCTCTTCTAAAAAATCATCAACATACATTACAAATTTTGTATTTTTACTATGGCGCATAAATATTAAAAGCTAAGGAAATTCGTTTTTTATCTGAGTCAATAACTCTATGAAAAACATTACCTTCAAAAAATAATAAATCTCCCTTTTTAGGAGTAATTAATGTTTTACTATTACTGGGAAAAGTAGCAAATTCTATGTCTGAGTTTTGTTCGGATATATATAAAACTCCTGAAGCAAAAGCAGGGCTGTGTTCATGAAATTCTTGATACCCCCATTTATCAATTATGTTTATCCAAGATTCGTTTATTAAAAACGGAATGCTTCTTTTGTGAACTGCCTCAAAATAAATGGTTAATTGTTCATGTATAGCCTCTCTAACATTTTTAAACTCAATAACATCATGTAATATATTATGACATAAACTATGAGATGTTGCAGAATTACAATTCCATTTTCTATTTTTAAATTTGTCCCCATGTTCTTTTACATATTGATTAATTATATTTAATAATTCAATGTTAACACTTGTCTTTATAACACTTAATTTTTTAAGAATTATTTCTTGCATAACTTACCGTTAAATATTCTATTTTTTTTATCCATCCTTTTGGTATAGAGATAGCGCCACCACCTGATACTTCATCCTTGTCTTTACTGTAGGATCTCATAATGATTATCTTTTCTGGACCATTATGAACCATCCATCCCACTTCTTGGCACACGGCCAACGGAGCATCCATAACTTCTTTAATATCAAGCCAACCTGTCTCTGTATCACGAGCATCTAACCACGTCACACGGACCATTGGAACTTTATTAATATCAATCATTAATAGGTTCTTTTTTCTTTAAATGTAAATTAAAAGACACCGATCTTCTCTCTTCGTTTTGTGTTCTAAACGGATAGACACCATGTGATAACCAAGAAGGAAAAAGATAAATCGCTCCAACTTCAGGAGTTGCTTGATGTTTGTGTCCACTAAAAGTAGCAGCTTGACCACAATGCCAGACTATATCTCCTACACAAGGATAATGATCTTCTCTTGCATATTCTTCTTTTAAACTAGGAGGTACACGTAAATAAATTACACCCG